TAGAAGATACAGCCCTAGTTACACCTGTAAAAGTAGTAGATGTTTTACCTGTGTAAGTAAATATCTCTGAGTTAATCTGTAGTGTACCACTAGAAGAAAAACCTAATGTAGATGGTACAGTAATAGTACCTGATCCTGTCATGCTTGTATCTGCTGCAATAGCAATAGACAACTCAGCAGAAGCAGAACTAAATATCTTTTCACCTCTGGCTGCTAATACTTTATTGTCAAAGTTAGCAATCATTAGTAGTGATTCAGAGCTAGAGCTAGTGTGAGGTACAACAGCATTTACGTATTTACGAAAACCACTAATACGTCTATAGCCACCTGAAATGTCAGGCTCAAAGTTTTCTAGTTGTAGTGCCTCTCCCGGTTGCATAATAAAGTTAGATCGGTTAAGAACTAATCCACCTTCACAGTTAAATGCAACTGGCTGTGTCTGGGAACTATCAGGCACTAGCTTACAACCCCTGACATAAAGTTAACAGAGCCACGTGGTCTTAATACAACAGTAGACCTAACGTACTCATATTTATTAATTAACAAACTTTGCATGTTCTTAATACCCTGCTCAAACCTAGCAAAGTTTAATTGATACTGTTGCATTTCACCACGATACTGATACACAAAAGCAGAAGCACCGTCTACAATTACAGGTGCAAACCTTTCAGGTATAGTAGTAGTATCTCCATGTGCAGAAAGATTAGCAGGAAATGTATAGTAATCAAATGTTAAAGTGTATTCTTTATCAGGAAATGGATGAAGTAAAAAATTATTATCAGGTGTACGAATAATACTTCTAGGTACACCGCCATTATCAAATTGAGCTACAAATACTCCATCTGCATGTGTAGCTGCAGTAGTGCTATTAGCACCACGTGTACAGCCTGTAAGATCATTACCTGATATAGCAGTATATGTTACTTGCTCACTACCAAGATAAATAGTACCAGATGCATCAAAACCTGTAGTAGATGTAAGAGTTAGCGTTGCTACAGAATCAGAATGTGAACCATTTAAAGTAGTAGATGCAATGTCATCTTCTTGATTGGCATACTCATTCTGTATATATTCATTATAGTTTAATGTACTAAGATTACTACCCGATGCATTAAAGGTAGTACTTTTCTTTATCCTAGCTGTATTGTAGTCTATTGATTTAGTACTAGTAGGTACAGTATATCTAACTTTTCCCGGCACTAATGTTTCTGTATTAGTAGCGTGATTAAAAGAATATCCAAACTCACGTTGATTAATATATCGTATAGCTTCATTTACTGCATTTTTACATTGTATTTGTACGCCCCTAGCACTAGTAAAGTTACTAGAGGTAAGCTCTACTTCATTCATACGAGTGATGACATTGTTAGCTAATGTTAAATAAGTAAGAGCCATTATAATTCCTAAATAGATTTTTGCCCCAAGAATTGTTTGTTGCATAAACTTGATGCACCAATGGGGCCAGCATATAGCCAGCCCCAAAGTATATAGGTTTATTAAATGAGGTCACGTTGAGCAACAGCAGCCTCAGTTTTTGCAGCCGAAACATCTGCAACTACTGCATATACCCGAAGGCGTCCAGTAGCAGGTGCAGCACCAGCAACAAGAACGTCAATGGTATCAGCAGCACCAACACATGCCAAAGCAGCAGCAGCAAACGTAGAAGCTGCGCCTGTATTGACAATGTTAGCTTCACCGTTAGTACCTTTTGCAAGGTATGTACCAGCAGCAGCAGTCAAGTCAGCACCGTCAATAATGTCATCGCCACCAGCGAAGTCAATATCTGCAGTACAAGAAGTCGTGAAAGGTTTCATGATTTCTGCACCAGCAGCAACGATAACTGATTCAGCAGGGATTTCTAGTAGTTGAAAGATATCCCCGTTTGCGCCAGAGTAACCAGCGGCAACCATTGCATCAATATCTAAGATTGCTTCAATGGTCCGTACAGTATTACCAACATTAGTTGGAACAGCAAGAACATTTGCCCCAACACCAGCGGTATCACTGGAAGTCATATCATAAGTAGCCATGTTATATCTCCCTTACGCTGCGTTATAACGGGCAGTAACGATTGCTTCTGGACGAAGAATCTTCCTACCGTATAGATGCATACCACGAACAATGTCAGCAAAGCTGTCAGGGTCACGATATGTTTCTGTCTTATTGATCTGCTCGGCAGTTGCTACAGCAGAATCATGACCAGCTACGATAACACCGAAGTTAGTCAGTTGGTTGGCAGTACCTGAAGTACCCGGTCCAGTACCCAAAGAAGGCAAGTTAGACGAGGAATATACACGGAAGCCGTGGAAGTTGTTAATGGTAAGACCATTACGCAATCCACCTGATTCACCGAAGTCTGCGTTCATGAAGCGTGAATCTTCATCAGCAAGAATTTCCATGAATACTGGATCAACTACAATCCAACGGCCTTGTTTGTCAACTTGCTGTTGATCAAGCAAACGAGCCATACGAGCAACAACCATTGCTGGTGAAGCCGTAGCAGTTGGAAGTGCAGTAGCACCGGGCAAACGTGCAGCCAGAGGAATAGAGTGTGTTCCTGCAGAGCTTGTAGTGATGTTGCCAAAGTCATCTTTATGCAGTTGCATAGAGGAAAGCAGTTCGTTAGAACCAGCAGTTGATACCGCTTTAGTACCGTTCACAGTAGTGTTCAGTGCATCAGCTTGTGAGTGCAAAGAAGACTGTTTGTAACCAGACATGTAGCCAAGAACTTCTTGGTCATGCTGATCAGCAAGACGGTATGCAGCACGGTTAGAAGCAAGGTCCATGAAATTTACATGCGAATGTGCTTCTTCAATATCGTCCATTTTAAAAGCAAAATAGTTTGCTTTGTCAATGACTAATGAGAAATCTTCGTCTTGCAAATCTTGCGCTGTGACATTTGTGCCACGTGCATATTCGCTTACAGAGATTTCGGGTTCTTTAATGATCTTGACGGTATCGCCTTGACCACTAATTTCTCCGAAATAATCAGAGTTAGTAATGTCACCACAGACGGTAGACTTGCGGAAGGCAAGTTGTACCTGTTTGCTGTAAATGACTGGGCTAAAATTACCATTAGGTAAATTACCATAACCCGTAGCTGTCGTAAATGCCATTGTATTATTCCTTTGCATTAAGACACAGATACAAACTTAAATGTAATTAATGAGGCTAATTCTTTTGGGTAACATTATTGTAAAAAGTTGGCCGACCTTTTACGTAACGGGCCACAAGACTTTAGGTAGTCGTTAGCACTATTCATGTTTGTGAAAGTAGATTTAACACAGGTAGTCCAAATAAGTAGGGGGCTGTGTTAAACCTGTTGTATATAGTTATATTGTTTATTTAAGACTTGTCAAGTCTTTTTATCGTGCGCTACCAGAAATATCGTAAATAAATTCACCTTTTCTAATAGCATCCATGATCTCATCTTGATGTTTCTCGTATTCTTTAGTAGACATTTTATTAACACGTGACTCAGACATTTTAGTATTGTTAGATGTAGCGTCTGGTTGACCACGTGTATTACGAGTATTCACCGACTTAGCAGCTTCTTTGTTACTGCTAGGTTTCTTTGTTTTGATATTCATGTCTGCTTTGTACAAATCAATAGCACGTGCTGCAGACCTTGCATCATTATCATTTTCGTATAGTGCCTCTTGTACCCACTTAGGCTGTTCTTCTGCCCACTCATGGAACTCATCACTGTCACGTATCTCACCAAAGTCAGGGTGGGCTTTAAGTAATTCTACTTCAGCTTTCTCACGTGATGCACTTTCCCGTAATGTATCAATTTCTTTAATACGTTCTTGTAAACCTTCTTGTTGTTCACGTGCTTTCTTAATAGCAATAGTTTCAACAATAGCAGCTACATCTGGATACTGGCTTGCCCATGCATCTATGTCTTCATCTGACTTAGGTAATTTAATTTCTTGTGCAGTACTTTGTTTTAATTGTGACTCTAGTGTAGTAATACGAGCTTCTAAGTCTGCCTTTGCTTTCTGTGATCCTCTACGTAAATCAGCATAGCGTTTCTTATAACTCTTTTCTTCTGCACCTTCTGGTTCTGCATCTTCTTTGGCCTGTACTTCAGCTTCTTTTTCTGCGCCTTCACGTTCTGCCATTAACTCACGTAGTTTTTTTTCGTCTTCCTCTACACGTTCATGCACTCTACTTTTACGTTGCATCATCATTGACTTGGGCGGTTCTTGTGCCTCTACTATTTGGTTTTCCATTTTAGTTCCTATTTACTGGGGCCACCGTAGCCTGTGTTATAAGGGGAGTGGGTAGGCCAGTTCTAATTAGCTGTTTAACGTGCAGCTAAACCACGTTTAGGGACAGGTTCCGCTGTGGCAAATTGCCCTAGCATACGATCAAACTCTGCGCCAAAAACTTTTGCAATAACTTCTCTTACAGGTCCATTCATTGCTTCACGAATAATAGTTTTCTCTTCTTCTGATAGTTGTTCGTAGTTATTCCAAACTTCAATAAAATCAATTTCCATTACTTTACTATTCCTTTATTATACAGGACAGTCCAATCTTTTTGATCTGTAAATAATCCAATGCTATAGCAAATAGCTTCACCTACATTTTTAATAAGGTATCCTAGCACTGACCTCTTTTTATATTCTTGAGGTTTAACTATATGGGCTATCTCTTTAGCTCTCGCTATTGTAAGATATTCAAAAACATTTGTCAAGAGGGTAGATGATCTCATTTTAACAACCATAGGTACAGCCCAATAGTGATAGCCACGTACTGTAATAGGTGACAAATGTTTGGCTGTATATACTACATCCATACGATACAGTTCACGGTCTAGCTTACCCTGCTTGTACAATTCAGTACAGATAACACGTGAGCTACTACCATCACCGCCACCACGATCTATTTCCTGTTGAGCGCTTTCTCCCGGCCCACCACCATCAAACATATCTACAATGCTAGTAAATCCACCTGTATTTCCCGGTGGGTCTGCAGGTTTACTAGGTGTGCCTCCACTACCATCACTAGTATTATAACGTACACCGTCTTTAGTTACCTGTTTAGCTGTAGCTGTAGCAGGTGTACCACCTTTGTCTTGTTGTGTAATTCCCGGCCCTTCATACTTGTCACCATTTAGTTTAGTCTTTTTACCAAATGTACTCTTAACAAACTTAGTACCTTCAGCATCACTAAACACTGTCATAGCAGCACGTTGACCTGTAGCATTAGGATCAAGGTCACGAACTTTAGTAACCTTACCATCAGCTTTTTGTAAAACACCAGCTTCATTACCATCACTACCAGATATCTTACCAATAGCATAGCCGCCTGTAGTACTACCTACGTAGCCAGCTTTAATTGAGTCTTGTGTTTGTTTAGAGTTTGCAATGTATGCTGGTATCTTAGAGGTTGCTGTAGCAATTTCTTTATTACGTGTTTGTATTCTAGTCCTTTGTGCTGCAGCTTCTCTGGCTCTAGTTTGTGCTGCAGTTTGTTGTTGTGCAGCTACATCTAAAGAAGCATCTTTAAAACCCGGCTCAAGTTCATCTCCAAAAATAGAATACCTTTTATCTTGTTCTGCAATAAATGGAGTTCCCCCAATATAAGAAGTATCACCAAATGCTTGTTTTGTTTGAATAGGTCCAAACATATCAGGCGATGCTTGAAGTGCTGCAGCTTCCCTTTGTGCTTGAGCATTAAGATTTTGTGCAGTGTATTGAAAAGCATCTGGGCTTGGATAACTTGGAACAAATCTATCAGAAGCAGGGCCATATGTTTCTTCTGCACTGACTGTAGTAGGTTTAACAACAGGAGATAAAGGAGAACCCATGCCTTCTGTTTCACGTGGGTCTTGCATTTGCACACCAACTTCATCATAGCTACTTTCTACAGATGTTTGTGGTTGTTTTTGTAAAACTCTATTTGCTTGACCTGCTTCGGCGGGAGCAACTACATAATTAACTGGGGGCATGTTTTGCATTGCAGCATACATATCACTTTCGTAACCTGCACGTTGGGAAGGTCCATAGTTTTGTTGAGTTGTTTCTAATGAAGTATAGTCAGGTTTATCTTCTCTTATTAAATTAGGTTTAGTTGGCGTGTATCTTTTTTTAAATTCTTGATCCCTTTGAAATTTTGCTAAGTTTTGTTCTGCTTCTGTAGGTTGTGGAGGTTGTACATTTATACCCGCTTCATCATACCCTATTAAATTTTTATTAAATTCAGGGGCGTCAAAGTCAGGTCCAGTGCGTTCAGGACGTACATTAGGTTTTAATGCTTCTTGACTAGTAAGGTAGTCACCTGTACCAATCATTGAATTAATAGAAGATGGCCCCGTTTCAGATGCAGAACGTATTGGAGATAAAGCAGTTTGAGGTGGTCCTGCCCTAAGAGGTGACGTTAAAGGAACTGGTTTTTTTGAAGTAAGAGATTTATCTTTTGTAGAAGTAGGTGTTTGTATATTACCTGCTGCTACTCTAGCTCCCATACCGGGAAATGCAGTAGGTTGTCTAGGGTCTTGATTAGTAAATGTACCAATAGCTGTACCTTGTGGTCCTGTTTGAGTAACAGGTGCAGTAACACTAACATCAGGCCGTAATATAGGTTTAAGACTTGTTGTAGGTGCAGCAGCAGTAGCAGGTTTAGTACCACTTACCTCTGTCACTGCAGCATTCTGTGCAACCTTTGCAGCATCCTCTTGATTAATGCCAAGTGCATTAGCAACAGGAGTAACAAGACCTGTAACAAAATTTGTTATGTTAGCAAACAGTCCTTCTTTTTTCTTAGGGTCTGTTTCACCACCATATTCTTTATAAAGTGCTAGTGCATTAGTTTTAGCTGGGCCATTAGGCATATTATCTATGCGGCTTTTCATATTAGCCATTTGATTATTTTTATTGTTACGCATTAAAGCACCAACTAATAAACCAACAGGGCCACCTACCATAGTAGCAATAGCTAAACCTGCAGCATTACCTGCTTTAGCACCAAAGCCATTTTGTTCTGCCATATAACTAAAAAACTCATCGTCATTCATATTTCTATAGTCAGGTGCTGGTTGATCTGACTGTGGCTCTGGGCCTTCATTATCACCAGTAGTAGGTCTATAGCTACGTCTATTAACAGTCTGAATAGCTGCCTGTGTAGTTGTAGGTGCTGTGTTAGCAGGTGGTGTGTACAGTGTATACCCTGCAGGTATTTCAGTAGTAGCTACTCCATTTACAGATGTAATAATAATAGAGTTACCATTAGCGTCACGATATTCCTGCATAGTTACTACAGGTGTCTTCATAAAGTCATCATACACAATAGGTGTCTGCGTACCAGTAGATGTACCACCACCCATCGTAGGTACAGGTGCTGTTTGTAATGTCTGCATTTGTGGTACAAATCCACCCTCTGCAAATTCCATAGGCTCACCTTCACCACCTACAACAATAAGATCAGCCATACCAAATGGTAAGTCATCAGGCATAGTAGCCTCTTCACTATTGCCCATCTGTCCCATGCGTTCCATTTGTTTAAGGCCCATCTTAGCCTCTTGTCGTAATGCCATCATTTTATCTAGGCCATGATATCGTACTACATCTGCAGGAAAAATAAACTCACCTTCACTTACATTAGCTGGTATGTCATCCCGTACACCTTCTTTAGTGCCACCGATAGGTACACGATTGCCTGATGCTTCATCAATCTCGCCACCTTCGTCTTTTAATCCACCTAGTGCAAATGCTTGCATCTGTTTATCCATTAGACCCATTCTGTAGTACCTCTTCTCTAAGTAAAAGTAATCTGCGTAATGTATGTATTGCGCCTTGCGCTCTATAAACTATAACACTTTCGTCTGTTTGCTCCATAGTGCGATGCTGTTGTTTAATTAAGTCCTCAACATAATTATTGAATTGGTCCCATTCCTGCTGGTTGACCACCAGCGGCTTGAGGTTGTTGAGTAGGTTGCTGTTCATTTCCTGTAAATCCTTGTTGTCCCGGCGCAGGTACTCCACCTGTACCTATAGTTGCACCACCAACGCCAGATGCGTCTACTGGTGGTTGTCCACCTTGGGGTGGTTGTGGCTGTTCCTGTTGAAAGCCCTTCATCATTTCTGCTTGCAGTGCAGCTTCATTCATATTGTTTGTTACTTTGTCTGGGTCAAGATCAAGAGACTTTGCAATCTCCCGAATAATATAATCAAACTTAGTAAAGGGTGCTAGTGACGGTGCGGCTGCAATCTGCATAAACTGTGTAAGACGTTGACTACGTACCTCATTAGCCATAAGACTTTCAGTACCACGTGCCTTTACTTCCAAGTCACCCTTAATGTCAGGGTCAAAGTCAAACTGCATGTTAAACCTAAACAAACCCTCACCTAGTGGACGTAGTAAGTAGTCATCAATGTTTTTAACTACAGACTTAATACTTCCCTGTGCTGCGCCCATAAGCATACTAATGCCTGATGCAGTTCTACCTACACCTGATACACCTGTCTGTCCATGAGCAAAGCTA